TATGATCCAGGCGATAGGACTCTTGGTTGGTGTAAGTAAATTTCTTATAGAGGTCGAGATAGTCTAACTGAGATATTCCACCAACATCATAACTAATTTGCTTTCGACCATTAACAAAGAACTCTTGTTCAGTAACAAGTCCCCAAGGAGACAACCTCTTCATCAACTTTTCACCAAGAACCCTGTCCATCCTACGGACAAGATAAGGAATATCGTAAAGTTTACTATTCCAACCAGTTACAACTTCTGGAGTATTGTCAATCCACCAAGCAATAAAATCATTCAGTAGATCATACTCATTATTAAATTGCTTGTAGTATACATTACCCTTGTTCAGTTTGAATGGTCCCTGACCCCAAGTTACAATCTCCTTAGTCGAATAGTCTTGAATAGTAATCAAAAGAACTTCTTCTGCAGCAGATTCTACATCGGGGAATCCATTCTCAGAAGCAACCTCAATGTCAATGGTTACTAATTTAATTTTGGCAATATCAAACTTGATTTCATCTTCGGTGTACTTGTCAGAGATATATTGATAAATGAATCTTTCATTACCATAGATTTTAAATCCTTCTACACCATCATACTTTTTTATAAATTCCCTACAGTCTCTAACAGTTCCTGGTTTAATTGGTTCTACATACTCACCATTTAGGGTCTTGTAAAAGGTTTTTTTATTAGATGAAACAAAAAGGGTCGGAGAGAATTTCTCTCGGGTCATGAAGTGTCTACCATCTTCATATCCTCGGACGAGAAATTGATCTCCGACCATCTGGACGTTTGTATAAAACCTCATTCCTTCGTCAGACCTGCGTAGAGTTCTTTGATTCTAGCAGTTGGTTCAGCGATGGTCAAGATTTTATCGGAATGAATTTTGAATTCATTTTGTTGGGTGATCTCCCCCAACCAGGGTTGCAGAGTTCCGTCTGGCAAAATATTAAAAGGTTTAACAAGAATGCAGTCAGGTTCTCCAATATCAGCAGACCCAGATTCCTCTAACTGAGAAATCAAAGTTCCACCAGTTTGAAAGATGATAACTTTAGGTTCCATATCAGCAGTCCTCACATCCATCAGTTACCACCATTGACTGACTCTGGATGTCCTCATCCAACTTAAGAATATCAGTCATGTACATATTATACAAGTCATCAACAGCATCAACAAAGGTAACAATCCAATCAAGAGGGACTGGGAATCGATAACCCTTACCAAGAGCAATCCAAGGACTTAGTTTAATTTCAAGCGAAGCACCACCCTTTTCATTAACTTCTGGGTCTCCAGTCTTAACAATACAGGGTTTAGTAAAGAAGTATCCTACAACTTTACCTTCAAGAAGCATCTCTTCAACATCAGAGATAATTTGTTCTCCCGTCTTAACAACGGCCAATTTAACTGTCATGATTTTTAACTAGTTTACTAACATACTAACACAAAAAAGAAAAGCGGGCAAGGGTTGATAGTTGCCAACCCTTGCCCAATGCGGCGACGATATTTGGGTATGCCCAAATATATTTATAGGTAATCTTTGCGTGCGTGGTGATCTGGAACTACCTTACCTAGGATAATTCTGAGGAGTCCGTCTTCAAAGGTGACTTCTCGGACTTCTGTATCGTCGGATAAAGTCCATGCTCGTTGAAAACTTCTTTGAGCCAATCCCTTGTGGACAAACGTCTTGTCCGCGTCTGTATCTTCTTTTTGTCCTTCGACAAAAAGTTTTCCATACTCCGTGAAAACATTGACCTCTCCTTTCTTGAATCCTGCTAGTGCAATCTCTAAATGAGATTCTACATTATTTACTTGAATCAGGTTGTAAGGTGGATAGTTTTTTGTAGTTTCATGAAGGTTGAAGAGACGATCAAAATACTCATCCATCCCAATACTGTTCTTTGTGATTTTATCCATCAACGTAGATAAATCGGCAGCATGATATCTTCCGAGGTTATTCATTATGGTAGCTCCTTTAAAAGCGAGTTTGTATTGTGTGGACCCTTACGGCATCCACTACTAATTATACAAGTAACATAAAAAAACGGGGTGTTGAACCCCGTATCTTTTTATTCGGTTGCTTCTACCTTTTTCTTAGACCCGATATTGTACTTTTGTTCTAAGATCCAATCGTTTTTATCTTTATAAGACAAAACTTTAATTTGATTTAGTGGAGCAATATCCATGATGGATTCTGCATTAACTACACTAATAAGTCCCCAGTCTGACAGAAGTCGAGTAATTCTATTCCTTCTTTGAATATCATTAACTGTCAGATTTGCGTGTTTACCGTCAAGAGCAAACAACTCTTTAAAATGCGTAATGAAGTATCTACCTTGCTTGTGAAGAATGTGGCAAGATTGATAGAGTTTCTTCTCTTTACGCGATGCTACTCCGATTCGGGTAAGTGTTTCACGAACCTTCAAAAAATCGTCAGGTTCATTTAACATAACTTCTACCATCATTTCAGGAGTCCAGTTTACCTGGGGTTCAATACTGTTTGTCATGCTGTTCCACCAATGTCAAGTCTTTGTTTAATAAAGTCGATTTGTTCTTTAGATAAAATACTCAATGCTTGCATTGCCTTCTCATTACTATATCCATAGTACTGTTTAACAATATCAAGATCTTTAATCTTATCCTTTCGGAGCCAGGGAGAGAATCTCTTACGCTTCCTCAGAGTATTTATATAAAAGGAATATTGCATATCATTACTAATATGCGAATTCATATTCATTTCGTTGGCAAACAAAACAGCATCAAGATGAGAAGATAGACACTTATTGACAATAAATGCTGGATACTTCTTAATGCTGTCGGGATCTTGTTGTAATAGATTTTCTTTAGTGTGATTAATAGAGTTCAACCAATCTTTTAGTTCCATCACTTAAACACTGCAGTTACACTAATTACTTGAGCACCAGGATTACGTGCAAGAGCAACCTTGCGAGCATCCTGATAGTCAGTCGCAATAACCTCTTCTTTAAAGACAGTTCCTGCCTTATACAACTTGACTTCCACTTTCATAATTCATCAATAGCAATTCTTTACGGGTTTTTTGATCTCTCATATAATCACCAACAGATCGCATCGTATATGTGAGATCAAATTCAGATGCTCTCCATTTTGAATCGGTAAAACGATCCTTTACTAACTGATCAGAGTTATAACTGATCATCATGTCTGTAGAAGAATTATTACAATCTTCCGCAAATTTATCGTGATCAAATCCCTTGTGAGTAGAACCATTCTTCCCATAGAGATTGTCTTTAATGTCGTATGGTGGATCTAGATAAACAAAAACTCCAGACTTAGGTGAAGACTCTTCCAACAAATCTTCATAAGAAAGATTAGTAATCTTCCAATTCTGAATCAACTTCTGATAAACAGATAGTTTTAGAATTCCCTTCATAGAGAAGTTACTATCCGATGCCTGCTTTGAAAATGCAGAGGATTGTGTAAGACCAGAAAAAGAGCACTTATTGATGATGTAAAAAGAACATGCTGCCCAAAAAAGATCTTGACTCTCTACAGGAGTAATATCCAAATATTCTTTTGCCTGTAAAAACAATCCATGAGCAGAAGATTGATCTGGAAATCTGGACTTCAACTCTTGAAGTTTTTTTTCCATTTCATAACCTTTATCTCTCAACTGCTGCCAAAAATTTGATACAGGTTGATGGAGATCATTAATCCAGATGTTTAAATTTGGATTCTTCTTTGCAATATGAATTGCAACGCTACCACCACCAATGAAAGGTTCGTAAAAATCAGTGTAATCTCTTAAATCAGGGAAGAATGGATCCATCTTCTTACAAGCGCGTGACTTGCCTCCTGGATACCTTAGAGGTGTCTTATACGATGCTAAGGGATCTTTAGGTGCCTTAGTTTTACTCATACAATCTCCTCAATGAGTTTTTGAAGTGCTTTGGAGAAGTCCTCCTTTTTCTTAGGAACAACATTTTGACAAACCCACTCCATATCGTTGTAGTGAATACGAGTAACGATATTAGCATCATTTACTTTCATAGTCTTCACTACAGCAGGATATGGTGCGTATGCAACTGACATAGATTTAGTATCCACCAGAAGCATATAGTCAAACTTCTGTTCTAGACGTTCAATCTTATTTCCAGCATAGTTTTTAAGAATGATGTCAGAGGTGTTAGGGACCTTTTTATTAAACATCCCTTCCTTACATTTACACTCCCACCGCTGACCATCACTTGTAACAAAGT